ATGGAGACTTGAGCCCCAGGATATCTAAGGGCACACTGCTTGGCGAGTGCTTGGATAGCACAGGCATCATAATAACCCTTGCACATATCCTTGAAACTAAGCCAGCGGTCAGAGAGATCTGTAGGGTTCTCATGCCTGAAAGGGTAACTTAGTCTCTCGATCCTCTTGACGGGGTCGGGGAGCACAACCAAGAGGTTACCGTAATGGACGAAGAAACATCTACAAAAGTAGTTACCATTTCCGACAATTACCTTAGCCTGCAGGTTGAGAAAAAGCTCAAGATCGACAGTGACGCTGTACAGGTCTGGGAAAGAAAAAGGAAAAACGAAAGAGTCGTCTCCTACGAAGTAGACAGCGAAATACTTTAGCTCATTAAGTTTATAGGCCCATGCGACGGCAGCCATGTTTATGAGGACATTCCCGAAAGCCGTAACCACTGTGCCTGAAGTACGCTGAAAGAGCAGCTGTACACGGATCCCTAGCAGGAAGTTAAAAGCCGTCTTTATAGTGCTGCCAAAAGCCCACATCTCAAGGAGAGTGAGGTCTAGCCCTAGCAGCTTGTATATACCCATCTCAACCGCGAAGGTCTCCTCAAGCTGTGATTTGTCGAACTTTGCAAAGTCATTCTCGAAACCTTCTGCATTTGAAGGGACATGGGCATTAAGGTGAGCCTGAAGGTCATCTATCGATTTCTTGAGTTGCACAAAGACCTGAGGCTTTAGAATCCTTTGTAGACGGTCGAAGAGTTGCCTAAAAAAGGAACAGATAATGTTCACCTTAGTGTCGTGGTGTATGACGGTCTGGAGGATCTGGTACTCGCCGAGTGCATCCTTATCAAGACGATTTTTGGGTTCCTTGCGAAACATGACGTTGTAATGGTCGAGATCAGAGAGGCTGAGTCCAAAGTGGGCAGGTGTGTCTCTCTTGAGCCTAGATTCTCTCAGGGCCCTCAATTTGGCGGCGTCAGCGCTGATGAGGTAGTTATCCATTGCTTCCTGAGATATGG